ATGGATCGCTACTGGGCGAACTACGACGCCTGCTTGGACCGGGTGGCCGCTGATGGCCAATCGGCTCAGGCCGTGTTGGGCATTTTGAAGGACCATTTCGAGCCCAGTTCGGGGGACGCGTTCTTCCCGGATGGCGCTGACCGGACACTGTTGGGATCATTGGATGAGGCGGGCTGGTCTGGTGTGTGGGTCCGCGCGGCCTACCACTGGTGCATGCGCTCACCGGCGGGTGACGAGCTGACATTCGTTGAGGGTGACGTGTACCTCGGGAATGTGCGGTGAAGGCGCGGCTGGCCGGGGTGACGTTGTGCGCCAGCGTGGTTGCGCTCGCCATCGCAGCGCCGGTTGCCGCGCAGCCGGGGTCGCTTGAAGAGATCGTCCACGACAGTCCCGGCATCGCGTGTGACGTGTTGGGTGGGAGTCGCGGATTCCGAACCGGAAACCTGGGTCAGGCGACGCAAGCGCTATTCGGCGTTGTCGACGGTGTTGCGCAGGAGTACGGCATCACGCGCGGTGATGCGGTGATCGTGGTCAACGCGCAAGTGTCGACCTACTGCCCGCAGCTGTGGCCAATGCTTGCGGCCATCGGGGCGTACGCCAGGGCACGGTAACCAACCAAGCGCCTTCAAGCCGATGGGTCAGCCGCACCGCTGACCCTGAGGCATCTAGGCAGCTGTACTGAAAAACACTGCTACATCACGCTTTATCCGCGCTAGCGGCGTAAAATTGCCGGTAGCCACACAACAACTACAAAGCAAAAAGGACCCCGCCCATGCAGGCGGGGTCTTGTCGTAGAAGGAGACAACGTGAATCACCTACCCCCCGCAGGCTGGTACCCAGATCCGGCAGGATCAGGGGGCCGCAGCTACTGGAATGGAACACAGTGGGCGGCGGCGCCCAAGCGGGGTTCTCGGCTGGGGGCAGTCCTAGGGGTTGGCGTGGTTCTGCCGATCCTGGTGGGCGTCATAGGTGTTGCCACTCTGGACCAGCCTGCGCCCAACGACTGGCCTAGGCCTGACAACGGCACGGTCCTGGAGACTGCCGCACCACCAACGTCCATCTACCAGCCTCCGCCACCTACTGATGTCAGCATTGGCGGCAAGCTCCTCTCGGAGGACGGCATCTACTTTGACGCCACCCCCGGCGTCTGGGAGTCCAGCGGCTCGCGAACCTCTAGTGGTCGTTGCGCATGGATGCGACTAGATAAGCCGGAGATGTCAGTCGCCAACGCAATTGAGGGCGGTGGCAGCGACTTCAACAAAGTGACCCGCGTGGCTATCGCAGATGACGACGTGGCGTTCTGGACTGCGGGTTGCAAGCCATGGCGCAAGATCGCCGAATGATGTCGGCCTTAAGTGCAAGGATGGACACCATGACCAGAATGCTGATCGGCCTGCTGGCCGTGGCGGGGATCAGCTTGGCTCCCGTGGCTACTGCAGACCCGACACCGGACGACTTCGAGAACATCTACGGCCTCTACACGCGGGATGAACAGCAAGAGGTCTGGGCCAACGGCCAGCGCAACTGCGTGACGATTGACCAGGCCGTGGACGCAGGGCGTGTTACCACTGACGCGGCAGGTACCCTCATTGACCAGTACCAGGCGCAGGGGTGGGATTTGGAGTCGTCGAGCGACATCGTGTGGGAATCAGTGGAGGGGCGCTGCCCTGAGTACCTGGATGCCGTGAAGCGCGCCGTGCGCAGATATGGAGACCCGTCCTGACACACCCCTTCTTGAGGTACTGAGCCCCGGAACGCACAAAACCCCCGGTTCGCATGGGTATGCGAACCGGGGGTTTCTGCTGAAGGGTCTTACACCCAGTAGCTCAAGCACGTACCTACGCCGGTCACCGCTAGACCGAAGATGGCGAAGCGCAGGTCCAGCACCTGCGTACGGTTGGCTTGCTCAGTCAGCCGTGCGAGTTCTGCTCTCATGTGGTTGAGCGCTTCATTGGCAGACTCTTCAGAGGCGGTTCGCGCCGCCGCCAAATCGTCTCTGAGCTGAACAACGGCTTGCTCGGCAGCCACCACTCGCTCACGCAGGTACCCGTTGAGGAAATCCTCGATGCGGTCGAACTTCTCTTGAACCGTGAGACCCGGAGCGAATCCAAGTTGTGCCCACACGTTGGGAGTGCCCACGGCGCCCTCAAAGTGGAAGGCGCCAGGCGTAATAACTTGTCCCTGCGGACCGTGGATGAGGTAGCGGACGCGATCCTTGATCCTTGCCCACAGGTTGGAGGCCCGGGCGTAAGCCCATAACAGGCCGGCGAAGGTCATCGCCGTCCCGACCAGCTGGACTGTGGTGGACCACTGCGCCGGAGTCAGGTCGTCGCGGAAGCGATACACCGCCGCGGTGACGTAGGCGCACAACAGCGGCATACTCCCCCGCACCACTTTGGCTTGTGCCCCCGCCATGGGTATGGATCATGCATGACTGACCCGGCACCCTGCGGATCAGGTGTTACAGCGGGATGCGGGTGGCGGTGGCGAGGTTGAGCACGGTGTCAGTCGTGGGTGCCGCAACCGCGAAGCTCTCTAGCTCCTGGGGGCCACCGTTGAACGTGACGCTGAAGAAGTCGAAGCGGTAGCACAACCGGGACTCGGTGGGGAGACCCAGGACGGGCGTTTGCGCGACGAGGCGCACGTCGGCCTGCTCTGCAGTGATCTTCAGCTGGCCGTTGTCGAGGCGCGCGCGTACAGGTGCCAAGACCAGCATGGCGATGTCAGGCGTCAGTGTCCCAGCCTGAAGGTCTCGCGCGTCAACGAATGCCGAGTCTTTGATGAACGGGGTGATTGTGACGCCCGCGTAGATGCCCTTCGTTTCCGGGTCAGTGTTGACGTCTCCGCCAGTCTCTTCCGGCGCATCAGCGGTGATGGCCCGGTAGAACAGACGCGCGGTGAAATAGGTAAGCGCAGGCATGAGCATCCTCCATAGATGGTGGTTGTGGTGGTCCTGCCCGCCGCCGGAGACCCGTCATCGCGCCCAATTACGACGACGACGCTCGACAGCGCCGGGCAGGAGGCTTCTTAGGAGTTGGCGATGCCCATGACCTGTAGGACGTTCGCCCAGAAGCGGCTCTGGGTCGGGGTCACAGTCACGGGTGGGTCACCTGGTGGCCGGTTGTAGCCGTCCTCGACCTCGCGCTTGACGACACTCTTGAACTGGGGTGAGAGAAAAATTGCATTGGCGTACATGGGCAATTCGTCTTCATGAGTCAAGACGAAAGTGCTGTTGCCGCTCTGCCAGATCGTGTGTGCCGGACTAAATAAGTCGACCTCACGATATTTTTTGTGCAGCCGCTCCTGACCGGACTTCGCGTTACGGATAGCGACATCGTTGTCGTCGTCATCGGGCCAGTCGCACCAGCCTTCCCAGCGCCGTGCAACCTGGATGACGGGCCACGGTGTACTCAGGAGCTGCGGCTGTCCAAGTCCGCCACCAATCTCGGTCTTTCCGTTCTTCCAGATGTATCCGCCAAGGGAGTGCAGCGGGTTGCCGGTGAGGATGAACGTGATGCGGCCTGCCAGTGCAGCTCTCGTCGGATCGTTGGCGTAGAGACGCATCCACCGCGAACAGACCTGTGCGCCTTGGGATTGACCGATCACAATGATCTGGCCGCTGGTCGACATTAGCGCGGCGTCGAGAGCCTTGACGCCTTCGTTGATCGAGTTGCTGGCGAAGCTCGCCGGGTACTTCAGCTTGACCAAGTTGTAGGGAGGCTGGTTGAAGATGCCTAGGAAATGCTGCTCCATGATGTCGGGGTTGGAAGCACCCTGGGCGTTCAAGCCGCGCAGCGTGAAGACCGTCGCCGAGGATGGAATCCGCAGACCGAAGCGGGCAAAGAAGCTCACCGGCTGCATGGCCGTAGCCATCACACCGCGAGGGGGCGATTCTCCCGCCAGCGTGGCGCTCAGAACTTGCAACTGGGCAGCCATGGTGCCGGTTATGCGCTGAGATCCTTGGCCGCTGAACAGCGCTCGCGTCAGCGTCACTCCGACAGAGCCCTGGGTCAGGATGCTGCCGCCGGCGAGCGCAATCGAGGGTCGAGTGAGTGCCACGGCCAGGCTGCCGGTCTGGCGCTGTTGGCCAGTCATGGTTGCCTTGGCTGTGGTTATGACCGCGACCAGTGCGCCGCCCTGAAGCGTGATGTTGCCTGCGAATGCAGCCTGCGGTTGGCGCAGTGTTGTGGTGATGCCGCCCTGGTACTGCTGGCCACCCAAGCCGCTAAAGAGCGCGGTACGCAGCACTGAGGCAAGTGAGCCGGTCATTACCTGCTGGCCCGTCATGGCCACCACTGCGGACCTCAGAGCGGCTGTGAAAGAACCACTTTGAGCCTGAGCACCTGATGCGTTGACGGTCGCGCTCGCCAGGCTGGCGCTCATCGTCCCCGACGACGGCGGGAGCACCTCTGAGAGTGCGACAGTCGCTGTGCGCCAGGACGATGAGCTGTTGGTCGACTGGCTGTTGCCGCCGATGTTCTGCGAATGCACGCCAACGACCGAGCCGTTGGTGTCCATCGCGCGGACCAGGCTGGCCATGCCGGTTGTGGATGTCCACCCCGTTGGGGTGTTGGCCTGCATGTTGGTGGCGGTGCGGTGACCGGCCAGGCGGACGTACCAGAGGGTATCTACACCCGTGGGAGCGTTCAGGTCGTTCCACGTCATCGTGGACGCCGCAAAGGCGTTGCCGTTTACCGAGAGAGTTGGTGTCTGCCAGGTGCCGTCAGCGCGATAGACCACCACCATCACCGCTGAGGCGTTGGACCAGGTGCCGGTGGTTTCGCCGCTCGACGCCGCGAACTTATAGACGATGCGCCACGCGTTTTGACCTGACGAATCAGCGTCCAGGCTCGTCCACCCGGCGACTGAGCCAGGGAGGGACGTGGTGCCGCCACGGTAGGCGAGCAGCAGCAGCAGGTCACCCGCCTGGTGGGTGGGCATCGCCACGGTGTCCGCCGCAGCGGCGTTACCGCTGACGCGACTGATCGCCATCGGGTGGCTTTAGAAGCTTTCAGGCAGGTCGAACTTCATAGATCCTCCTGTAATAGAGATGCGGTAGAATCAGGTCTGTGGCGCACAAGCCGACCAATTGCCTGGCAGAAGATGCCTGTCAGCGCCCCATCTACGGACGTGGGATGTGCAGCCTGCACTATCAACAGGCCAAGCGCGGCAAGCGTCCCTTTGTACTTCCGAGCCGCTTCCTGTTGCCGAAGACCGCAACCGCTGAGGAGCGGTTTTGGATCAAGGTCGAAAAGACCGACACCTGTTGGCTCTGGACCGCGGCCACGATGAAGAACGGCTATGGCCGCTTCGACAGAATTCTGGCTCACCACTTTCTAGTGGGGAAGCCGCCCGAAGGCTATGAGTGGGACCATCTCTGCTTCATACGGAACTGCGTCAGACCTGACCATCTTGAGCTAGTCACTAGGGCCGAGAATCATCGACGACAGCGCCGTCACGGCGGCGGACCTAGCACTAGCCCCTACTGCAAGAACGGCCACCTCTGGTCTGAGAATACAAACGTCCTCCCAAGTGGGAAGCGGCAATGCCGGGCTTGCATCCGCGAGAACATGCGACGGTTCCGTGGTGGTGGACCCAAAACTGCTGTGACCCAGTGCAAACACGGTCACCCCTTTACCGACGACAACACCTACTACCGCAAGAACGGAAGCAGGTCTTGCCGAACATGCTCACGGGAGAAGGCGGCTCGATACCGCCAACAGGCTAAGGACCCTCTGGAAGGTCAATCGTCGCCGACGTGATAGACACGGTTGAGCCGGCGGTCAAGCTGACCGTGTTGAGCACCAAGTCAGCTGACGATGTACCTACCGAGCCTTGACCCTTGGTCGTCGTTCCAGCGCTATCCACGAGCCGAAAGAAGGTCGCCGTGCCCGTGTTATCTGCTGAGGAGTCAGACGCGATGGCACCGAACGTTGCGCGCGCTGCAGTGCCCGTGTCGGTATAACCCGAGAAGGGGGTGGCAGCGCACACCAGCTCGGCCAGCAGCGTATTGCCCGACAGTGCCGCGTCAGCGTTGGTTGGCACCGTGCCCGAGTAGATGCGGATACGTGGCGACGCGCCAAGGGATTCGGCCAGACCCGTGCTGTTGAGCATGCCTGCGGCCACCGTGTTGGTGAGGTAAAAGGCCATGTGTTACGCCTCTCCGTTGATCTGGCGCACCTGGACCTGGGCAGGACCGCCAATGTTCTGGAACTCGAAGTTGTGGAAGATCCACGTCTGGACGCGCCACTCGTCGTCCGTCATCTCGGCGCCGCGGAACACCTCGACGGCCTTGACGAGCTTGTCGAGGCTCATGTCACGCAGGCCGCCAAACTCGGCGGGATGCGCGCTGACGTACTGATCGGCCAGCGAGAGGGTGAGATCCACGTCCCTGCTGCCGTTCTCGTTGTCCCAGGCGTCTCGGATCGCCTGGAGTTCTGCGTTAGACACGGGCTAGCTGCCTTCCTCGGTTGGTCCTGCGATCCACGTCCAGGTGGGCAGGGACGTTCGGTGGTCGTCGTGCTGAGAGCCATCGGCTGGGTTGGTGACCCGCCAGAGCGGGATTCCGGTCTCCGGATGCGCGATGCGGGTTGCAATGGACCCCGTTGCCGGATCAATCCGCACGGTGCCAATTGACTCTCCGGAGAACAGCATTTGAGCTTTCTGCATGGCGAACGTGGCGGCATCGATGGCTTCTTGCGGGGCGTCGTCAGCCTCAAGTTGGCGCACTGCCTCTGCGATGAAAGTGTCGAGGCCGGTGGGGTTGGGCTGGGTCATGCCAGGCTCCTGTTCGCAAGAGTCAGTGAGAGATAGCTGTCTGTGCCTGCGCCGTTTGACAGGAAGAAGCCGGTGCGGGCGGCGTCGGCGTTGTAACCGGCTTGGATGTACTCGCCGGCCTGAAGGAACACCCGCGCCTTGCCAGCAGCTGCCAGCGGTCCCCGCCACGTGGCCGTGGCGTTGGTGCCACCTGATGGACCGCCGGTGTAGTAGGTGCGTACGGTGTCACCGATGTAACGCAAGAGGCTGGGCGAGCCGGTACCAGTTCCCTTGAAGACGGCTAGATGCACCGGGAATGGTGAGGTACTGCCGCCAGAGGCGCCGCTCGATGAGATCTCATCAAAGGCGTAGCGGAGTTCAACGTCGTACCAGCCGGTGATGCTGACCTGGATGCGACCGTTGACGTAGTCGATGCTTAGGTCTGACGTGGTCTCTGCGGGGGTGCCCCAGAAGTTGGTGGGGACGACGTTGAGACCGGCGCTGATGTTGACCGCAGCGGTCGACGTGCGGGTGATGATTGCGCCTGAACCCACCACCGTCGGCGGCTGGTTGTCCCCCATCGCGAAGGCGAGCATGCTGCCAGGGCGGTTGTGGAAGCCAAAGCCGTTGCCGTAGATGTACGAACCGCCACCAGTACCCCGGAAACCTGCGCCGACTTGGCTGGTGGTGCCAACCTCAGTGTGGACAAGGACCGGGGTATTGCCCTCCAACACGCGGAAGATCCGAAGTCCGCCAACCGTTCCGGCCTCAAGCCAGTAGATGGCGTTGGCCTTGAAGCTGAAGTCCGTGGTTGTGTTGAAGATGGTCTTCGATCCGGTCACGACGCAGCCCAGCTCAACGCTGTCCTTGTAGAGGTCGGCGTAGATGTGGGTCGTCCCTGCCGAGTTTTTGCGGCAGTGGATTGAGTTGCGCGCCGGGTTGGAGAAACCCCGCTCAGGTGCGCTACTGAACGCGATGCCGACCCTCTGGTAGTCAGTGGCCGTCTCCAGCGCGTTGTAACGGAAGCTGGCGGTACGTGGGTCGTTGTTGCCAACCACCATGACGACATCGCCACTCTGGATGGCCAGATAGCTTGTGCCTGAGCCCGAGTAGGCAATGTCGAAGTCGGTACCCATGCCGGTCTGGTCTAGGCGTTGGGTGAAGTCAACGACCGCGGCCTTGCCGCCAACATTCTGGTTGTTCTGGTCGTTTTGGAGAGCCTGCACGGCGGCATTGAGCGCGGCCAGGGTGTTGGCCTCGTCGCGCAGAGCCTGCTCGGCATCCTCGTGGGTCCAGTCGAAGCCGACCCAGCCCAGCAGACCGTTGACGATCGCGTTGATCGTGGAGCCGATGCCAGTGAAGATGTTGCCGATGACATCGCCGACGTCGGTGGTGTCGCCGTCGTCCTTGCCAGTGAGCGCGGCAATGAGATCGTCGATGCGGAAGAACCTCAGGAGCATCTGGGCGAAGCTCGTGGCGATCTCGGTGATGGTTCCGAAGATTTCGGCCACGTTGCCGACCAGCTCGGGGATCGTCAGGATGTCGATGCCCTTGCCGTCACGCAGCGAGGCGACGAAGTTCTCCCACGACGAGAAGTCCAGTCCCGTCAGGTCGTTGATGACGTCGGTGACGCCACTGAGGAGCCCCTCGAAGACGTTGCGGATCTGACCACCCGCCTGCTCAGCGCCGTCCCTGATCGCCGCCAGCGGATCATCGAAATTGAGCTGGTTCCGGAGCGGATCGTGATCGTTGTCCGGGATGCGCAGGTCATAACGAGGTGGCATTACTTCACCGGCATCACGTTGATACGAAGCTGAGCGCGGTCCTTGGTGAACTCGTAACTACCTGCTCCACCGACCTTGTGGACGTACACGTAGATTGTCTTGGCTTGGCCGTCGAGCACCCGAGCGACGCTCGTGTCCGGAGACACCGACCGCATGGGATCCGACTCGTTGGAGAAGTGCGGTCCGATCTGCGCAATAGCGATGGAGTCGAACAGGTTGAAAGTCGGGTCGTACGGCGACAGTCCACACAGCGGAGCCGTGTCACCGGTGCCCACACCCGTGTCACCGATGCGGACCTCGATCTCGAGCTGAGCCGACGACAACAGCGTCTTGCGGATGCGGAGATGACCGATGACGTCGGGGTACCACTCAAAGGGAAGCGCCGGGAGGTTCAGGCTGGCGATCAGGGTGCGCCCCGAGGATGACGTCGACTCGATCCAGTTGCCCTCTGGGATCGTCCACATCTTCGGGTAGACGATCGATGGACTTGCCGGACCCCACTTCTCGGATTCCTCGTCATAGCGCAGGAAGTCGCCATCATGAGCACTGATCGAGTCGTCGTAGTCACTGGCTAGCTCAATGGACGAGGCAGGACCTTCTGGACCCGGGATCAGCGGAATCTTGATATGGAAGTTCGGCGCTGCCGTGGTGCCCGACTCCTGGACGTCGATTGATCCATAAGTGACGGGGCTGGTGGCCGGGACACCTTCAGCCGAGACTGAGATGTCTGGTGTGACGCCAGGAGGCCCAGGGATCGACCCCTGAACAACATGGAAGTCACCGTCCATGTCGGCGTAGATGTGCCACTGGCCATCGATGTACCAAGCACGTCCGTCGTCGGAGGCATCAAGAGTAGCGGTGTCAGGCAGATCCTCAGGGTCAGTAATTGGCGAGCCCCACTGCGGCCGGATGATTGGCGAGGGCTGCCCGGGAATGCCCTGTGGACCGACCAGAGCGTCCAGAGTGAGCACGCCTTCGCCGCCGACGAGGGTGAAGGTTCCCTCGATGCGGCTTGGATCACCGGGATTACGCGCCAGCGTGTAGAACTTGCAGTGAACGGCCTGACCGCCGATGTAGATCGGTTCGGTTGGAACGGTTCCGCCCATCGGGGAGGTCATTCGTTGTTCTCCTCCTGCGTGTTAGCGCGCAACTCGGCCTCCAGTGCCAAACCGTCATCGACCTGGGATTGGAGAGGTAAGGCGTCCATCTCGGCTTGCGCGAACCGTTCGGACAGGATCTGGGTGAGTACCGCGGTGACTTCGGGAGAGAGCTGCCGGCGAATCTGATCAGCAGCGGCCTGAGCCCTGGCAGTCGTCTCATCGGGATCGGCAGGAGCGGGCTCGTACTCGCTCTTAAGAACCCACTCGCGCAGACCTTCGAACACCACGACTGAATCGGACTTCTTGTCGTTTTCTTCCTGCTGGACAGGACGACTGACGATGTAGGCCAGCTCCGGACGAACGTCTCCCCCTGCCAGCGACAGGTGAAGCGCAAGGATGTGCAGCATGTCCAGCGGGAGCATCAGCATCTGGCCGACCGGCCCGACTGCATCGGTCATCGCTTCCACGAGACGGTCCTTGCGGTCGAGGATCTCGGCGAGCTGCGCCTTGGTCCACTTACGTCGGTATGGGAATGTCTCCGGTGTGATCGCGGGTGCGGTCATCGGCTCGCCTCTGCTGCCAGCTCGGCCTCGATCTCTTCATCCGTGCACGTCGAGAGCTTCGAGAAGGGTTCACCACACCCGGTGCACTCCAGGTGAATCCAGCGACGTCCCGAAGCATCTAGGGCATCTGCCTTGACGAATCGGAACGGGTGGTCATGCTCTGCGGTCACGTCTGACCTCCTGATCTTGGGCATGGGAAGTCCCCCGATCGATGAGGGGTCGGGGGTGAAACCGGTTGTCAATTAGTTGTTTTGATCTAGGGGCTAGAACATGTCGCCAGAACCGGCGAGCAGCGCGGCGAAGTTGGCCACGTTGCCGATGGTGGAGATACCGCGTGCCACGGGATCGTCTTCCTTCGAATCGTCACCGAACGAAATCACCGGTCTCCCAGAGCTGTTGCGGTCTCCTGAGCGCTTGATGGCCATGATTTGGTCCGTGTAGATGACGCCTCGACGCTCAGCACTGACGCGAGAGCCCAGGCGGATGTCCTCACCCAGGACGTACGGCGCGCCGTCACCCACGTCGAACTTGAAGCTGGTGAACGGCCTGGTCTTGAAGAGGCCCTCACGCAACGTGAAGACCGAGTTGATCGTGAAGGCCGATCCCGAGCCGGTTTCGAAGTGCTCGCGGTAGGCATAAGAACCCACTTGCGATGAGCGCCGCGGATCAACGAACCGGATGAACGCCAGGAGGGTGTCATCGAGCTGGCCCTGGTAGAGGTTGTCCAGGCCTTCAGAGCCTGGCATCTGCGCAGGAGCGCCCGGAATGGTCGAGATCGCGTTGGCGATCTGCGAGATTCCGTAGCGGATAGCGAACGTGATGGCCTGGTTCACCCACTGGGGGCTCTTGCCTCCGGTAATGATGTCGGTGGCCTGGCTCTTGTGGATGACCATCGTGCGGCTGTTGGTGCCGCCATATCCGGTGTCGCGGTATACGTACGGTGGCCGCTTGGGTGCAACCTGGAGGATCTTGCGGATCAGCGGATCGGTCTCACCGTCGCCGTCACCGTCAATCGGGAACAGCGTCTCGGTAATGAGATCGTCAGCCGTGACAGCGAGCAGGTTCACCAGACCGTCCACGGCGGTGCCCGTCGGCCCCGAAACACCCGACTGATCCTCGAAACTCAGGATTGTGCATGCCCTGCGGGGCTTGAGAATCTCGCCGAGTTCTTTGCCAAAGACATGTGAGTACGGCGCGGGATCGCCAGGGAGCCAGGTGTAGGCATGGCAGATGACTCCCGCGTCCTTCATGACTGGCGTCAGGACGGTCTTGGCGTCCTTCCAGCGAGCACCGATTGTGACCCAACGTGATTGGTCGAAGATCGGGTTGATCGGCATGACCTGGACGGGCCAGTTCAGCGGGCCGACGTTGTCTAGCCACGTTGATGGCGCGAATAGGTTGCGCGGGATTGGCCAGAACCCGTTCAGCGTGTTGATGCGGAACAGGTTGATCAGCGTGGCGGTCGCACAGGTGGTGACGCAGGGGCCACCCCAGAGGAACATCTTGATCGGCTGAACGGCCTCAGGGAACAGCGGCGTGGCAGCCAGCATGATCTTGGAGAGGTGACGTCGGTTCGAAACACATTGCAGCGTCGTGCGAGTCGGCTCACCCTTGGTCTCGACGTCGGTGATCGTCTCGACCTTGCCGCCCCATCGGTTCTTCCAGTCGTGCGGCTTGGCCGGGTCCGGATCGATGGTGATGTGGAGGTCTTCAGCGGGCCTGGTCTGGAAGCAGGCGATCTCCCGTACCCAGGCGTTGTCCTTGCCCACGATGTCGATGCGGGCACCGCCGTCGTCATACGCGATCTCTTCGCACTCCCACTCCTCGGGAATGGTGATGCGGGCTAGCAGACGCATCTCTTTGTCCCAGAGACGGATCAATGGCTGCGGGACGCGCTTGCTCAGGTAGGAGAAGCGGCGCTCCGCCAGCCGCATCTCGATGCTGTGGAAGTCTTCCGAGCTGGTCTGCTGCTGGAGAGTGGGACTCAACGCACCTCCTACGGGCATGACAGATCGACCCCCAGACCTCAGGTGTGAGGCGGGAGCGGGAAAGGGTTGGTAGAGCTAGCTGATGGGGCGCTCGTAGACCTGCGGCAGACGCACGCTGATCCGGGCTCCGGGCTGGCTGTGATAGACGGGGAGGATCGCCATGCTGTTCGGCTCGATCGGTACGTCAAAGCCCTGACCGTGGAAGCGCTCCAGGATGCTCACACCAGGCTCAGCGCTGTCTTGACCGAAGAGCCACCTGAGCAGCTCGCTGCTGCGGATGCGCTGGTTGAGGAACGTGTCCCTAGGGTCCATGTCGCTGATCGCGATGCGGTGCTCAGGATTTGTGTCGATGGTGACGTGCTCGCCCTTGTTCAGCGGTGGCACGCGGATCATTTCGCCGGTCATGCCGTTGGGCAGCCAGCACCGACCGGGAGCGGTCACGGTGTAGATCGGCCACGCACGCTGAGTGCCTCGGTTGGCGACCTTGAGCTTGCCGACACCGACCTCGATCTTGGGTGAGAGCTTCTCGTCGTCGCGCTTGATCTCTTTGGTGATGGTCATGTCGTTGAACCACTCGGACGGACGCAGATCCGGCGCCCGAAAGCGCGGTTCGCCGTCCGCGGCCAGCAGGATGTCCCATTCGTGAGCGTTGAAGCCGTCGTTGGTGGGGTCGTCCTCGAAGTCGCTCTCCACGGCATCAACGAGCTGCAAGGGCAGGTACAGCTCACCCTTGTGGTGGGTGAACACCGACAGGTAGCCGGGTTGATCTGCCGTCATGCCGTCCCACCAACGAGACTCGGTGTCGAACCACCCAAAGGAGCTGTCGCTCATCAGGGTGACGCGCATCGAGATTTCTCGGCGCTCGTCGACGGTGCGCTCGAATCGCGGCGGACCATAAGCAGGCTCATGCCAGATGCCCTTGAAGGGCACGTGCACCAGACCCTTGACGTTGCCGGTGATGATTGCGCCTTCGTTGCCTTCGCGGAATCCACCGATGTGCCAATCGCCGGGGCGGTTGTCGTTGGCGATCCACTTGATGTTGATGCCCTCGTTGCGCATGTGGACCGGGAGATCACTCCATTGGGTCATCAGTTACCTGCTCCCATACCGATGCCCGACAGGCGCGGCAGAGCACGACGATCCTGGGTCTTCTGACGGTTGCGCTCGACCTGCTGCGGGTCCCAGCCGAGCGGACTGTTGTTGAAGTTCTGGCTCTGGTCGATGTTGACCACCGGGCCTGGTGCTGCTGGCATCCCGCCGGGTCCACTCAGATGCGGCTGAGGTGCTCCAGGAGCGACCACGTCGGGGATGCCGAACGGGGACGACGATGTCGTACCTGTCGGCGAGACGCCCGCGTCGCCACCGGGGTTGGGGATCAGCGAACCGAGAAGAGTGTCAATCATCTTGACTGGGCCGAGGTTGGAGATGTCCGGAAGCCAGGAACCGTCGATACCGAAGGTTTCCTTCAGGAATGAGCTGCCGATGCTTCCCAACTCACCCAGGCCAGGACCGCCTTGGTTCTTGGACGAGCTGCTAGAGCCTCCGTCCTTGGACGCGGTGAACTTGCCCTTTTTCAGCTCGTCGAGATCCTCACGAGCCTTGGCGGCGTCGTTCTTCGCCTTATCGACGTCGTTCTGGGCCGAGATGCGCTCGGACTCCTTGGCGTCTGCTTCTAGCTCGCGCTGCTTGGCCTCGAGCTCGCGGACCTTTGCATCGGCCTCAGCGATCTTGCCCTCGGCCTCTTTGATGTCGCGAGGATCAGACGGCGTGTAGTAGCCAGCTTCACCGTTGGGTCCATAACCTGCTGTCCCAGAACCGGACCCGGAGCTGTTGCCGCCCGAGCCGCCACCGCTATAGACACCCGCGGGAGACACCGAGCCACCGTCAGGCAGCGTCAGCGAGCTAGTTGGCAGGTCGACTGCCGCAGCGCTACCGCCGCGTCCCGAGCCAAGGATCAAATGAAGGTGATCCATGTGGTTCTGGGTGTCGCTGCCGCGCGACTTCATTGGCTTGCCGCTATCGAACGATCCGCCATAGCCGAAACTCGTCTGCCGCCAGATCATTCCGTTCAGACCGAGGGCGTCCTTGTTTGCGACCACGAAGGCAGCGATCTGATCGCCCAGCGCCTTACCCTCGGGGGTGCCGTAGTTCGGGATCATGACGTCGATTGCGTTGCCCGAGCTGTGTTCGCCGAAGCCGTCCTCGGAGCGTCGACCACCGATGGTCTTGATCTGCGGCCACATCTGGAAGATCTGCTGACGCAAGAACGCAGCGCCGGGGTTTAGTCCCGCGTCATCGATCGCGCCACCGCTCTTGAACTTGCCGAAGGCACCGGCTTTGAGCATCGAGCGGAAGCGGTAGACGCCCATCTGGCCACCCATGAGACCGACGTCCTCAGCGTCGAGCATGTGCTCGCCGTTGGATGCCCAGATCGGGATGATGTCGCTCTTGGGTCCGCCCGGACCAATGATTGATCCACCGTCAGCGCGGCCTCCACCGATACGGGGAGCATCGGCTGAGCGCACGGGAGTACGGAGCTGATCGGGCGGGATGACCTGTCCCGCCGTGTCCTTATAGACCACGATCGCAGAAATGTCGATGCTCTTGGCGTTGGGCAGAGCACCGATCGTTGCGGCCAACTGGTTGGCACGGTCGCTGGCAGCGCGTGCGCCTTCAGCGGTGTCGTGAAGCTTGCCCGAGACGTCGAACAGGCCCTGGCCCGCGTTAATGATCTCTTCGCCGAAGCGCTGGGTTCCCTCGCCGGCGTCATGCATCTTGTCCGACATCTGACTGAGATCCACTGCGGCGTTACGTGCCTTATCGGCCACGCCGTCCATCCCGGGGATGATGTCGAAGAACGAGGCGGCGCCGTTGGCCATCTGCTCGAAGCTGTCGAGCATGAAGCCAATCGCGTCACCGGTGGCGCTCTGCAAGACGCCGAATACCTTGACCACACCACCGATCTGAACGGTCATCAGCGATGCCATGGCGGTGGCGGCGGAGCCAACATCGGAGAGGAACGCGGTGATGTCGTCCTTGTGCTCGGTGATCTCGTTGGCGAAGTCCTTGACATACGGACCGAACGCCGTGGCCAGCGAGTCCTGCATGCCGTTGACGGCAGTTTCGATGCTGCGCTTGGCCGACTCCAGTGATCCGGCGGCGTTGTCGCCCACCGTGTCGACCATGTTCTGGGCGCTGCCGCTGAATCCCTGCATCGCCGTATCGGCGTTGCTTAGTCCTTCAAGGAACTGCGGGATCTTGGACTTATCCAGGTCTTCAAGCGGTGTGCCGAACAGAGCGATGGCGGTCTGGGCCTGCTGCGCGGGGTCCTTGATCCTCAGCAGGCCGTTGACGACCTGATCGAATTGGGCCTGGGCAGCCGGTCCGCCAGCGAGCAGGTTGTTGGCAACGTCAGTGCCCACCAGGCCGAGCGAGGCGAGGGCGTCCTGTACGGGCTTGGCACCGACATCGGTGGCAAGGAGCGTGAACTCCTTGAGTGAGTCGCCGACTTTGTCCAGCGCGATCTTGCCTTGGGGTGCGGTCTTGACTAGCAACCCGAAAGCCTCTTCGCCCGAGAAGCCCAGCGTTTGAAAGTACGTCGAGTACTCGTTGAGGATCTCGGGCAGCTCGTCTCGCATCGCAGCGGGAACTCGCTGGAACGCTGCGGTCATCAGGTCGAAGGCCTCAGATCCGTTAGAGGCCAATCCGTTGACAATCAGGTTCTGGACATTCGCCACTGACTCAGACACGTCGGTGCCGAAGACATCTCGGAAGGTCAGGGCCTTCTTTGTCATGTCCTCAATGACTTGCGGAGCAGCACCTTTGCCGAAGGTGCTTACAACATCGGCCATGGCTTCACTGACATCGCTGGTCGACTCGCCAAAGTTCTGGGCGTAGATCTGTCCTGAGGACTGGCCGAGCTGCGCGGCCTGCTTGTCGTCGAGGCCGAGCTGCGCCTGAATCTTGTCGCGGCCTACCTCACGCTCCATACCGGCCAACACCTGACTGGCCAGAGCGCCACCGGCAGCGACACCTAGACCTACAGTGGCAGCCAGCGCCAGGCCAATCGGACCAGCCTTGGTACCCAGAGAAGCGATCGGGCCACCAAAGCCCTCAACGAAGCCAGTAGCCGACTCGACACCAGAGGACTTCGCATTAGAGCCGAGACCTTTGATCTTGTCGAGGAATCCACCACCAGCACTGTCAAGACTGTCAGCTGCGTCGGAGGCGTCCTTGATCGCACGCTCGTACTGCTTATAGGCGTCCGAAGCGGTGCGGACAGCACGCGCCTCGTCACGCTTGGCCTTCTCGACCCGCTCCCACTGCGCGATGTAGCGAGCACCCCCCGTGGTGCCCTTGGCGATCAGATCGTTGAGCTTGGCCTGCTCAGCGCGGAACTTGCCCGAGGAGTCGGCAGCCTTGTCGTAGAGCTTGCCGTAGGCCTCAGCGGACTTCTTGATGTCGGCCTCTGAGGCCTTGCGAACGGCCTGACCGAAGTCCTTACCGAAGTCGGCGCCGGCAGCCTTGGCCGAGCCACCCATTTCCTTGTTGACCTGGCCGGTGACGTCCCGGAAGGAGAGGATCACGGGGATTGTGTAGGTACCGAACTCTTCAGCCATGGGTAATCACCTCCTCGGTCGTTAGGGATTTAAAGAGCCTGTGAGCAGCAGGATTAGGCGGTTAGCCGTTGATGCACTGCTGCTGGGCCTTGCCGAACGCCGGGATGAACTGAGAGACGAAGTCGCCGTAGCGCGGCAGGATGCGATTGAGCGTCTGCCACTGCACGGGTCCGAGGACCTCCTGGACGCCCTCGGCGAACTTCATCTTGGACATGGCGACGATGGCCGTCGTGGGCCACTCATCACGGTCCTTCGGGATGCGGAAGGTCTCGCCGTAGAAGTCGAACTCGACCATCTCAATGTCGACCCCGGCGATGTCGCTGTTCTCGACTGAGGTGTTCGGCTTCTCGGGCAACTCGGCGACGATCTCGGCGTCAACCTTGGGCTGCTTCTCGTTCTTGGGCATGGGCGATGACCTTTCGGGCTTCTAGGGCGTTGGCTTGAGCTGTCTCCCGGGCGTGTTGGAAGCGGCTCTTGGGACCGTTTTTGCGGTATTCCGCAATCGCGGCGCTGTGCTTGCTCTGCGCTGACTTCGCCTTCTCCCGCTCTGCTCGCTGCTCGGGCGTTAGCGGACGCGAGGGATGGGCCTGGCGAGTGATGGCTTCAAAAACGTCCATCAACAGCAATTCCTGACCTGACTTCGGGATACGTCCGCCGTTGTGGGCGATGGCCAGCGGACTGTCATACCGGGCGTGACTGAGACGGACGTGGATCTTGCGCAGTGTCAGGAGACGTCGACCGTCAGCGTCGAATCGCCAGCGGTCCGTGTAATCCAGACCCATCTCTCCGAGCGTTGCCTCGACCGCATCACGCCAGTGATAGAGATTGGCGAGTAGACGCGGCAGGGCTCCGAAGACGGGATCGTTCGGGCCGGGGGGAAAACCGATCGCGGTGGCGAAGGCCTGCGATGCAGGAACCAAATCTTTACGCTTGGGAAAGGCTTGCAGGAAGTCATCCCACTGGTCGCCAAGGATCTGTTGGAGGGAGGCGACCAGTACCCCGTAGTGGGGCACCAGCCGGCGCTCCTCCTCGTTAGTGTCGACACCGACACTGACCCGAATTAGTTCCAGGGGCCAGTCGTCAGCGTCAAGAGCCAGCTTGTACTCCTGGCCCCCGTAGAGAGCCGAGATGTACTGCTGGCCAGTTGCTTCCGCCTCGACCGGGTCAGGCGGTCTGGTCACCTTCGTCCGTGGTCACCGGAGGCTTAGCAGTCTTGGCCTTTGTCTTTGGCGCCACGTTCTCGGTGTCGACGTACTTGGCAACCTTGAGGTCATCGACGAAGCTGCGAGCCGAGCGCTCGTCCACGCGAGCGCGCTGACCCATGACCCTTTGCGGGATTTCGTCACCGTCCTCGTCGACAGTGAACGTGTCCTTGGTGAACTCGATTACGACGAGCTTCATTAGACCGAGGCCGTCTTCTGGATGGTGAACAGCTTGCGGTTGGCGTCCGGGTAGAACCGGATGCGCACCGGGCGACCGCTGTTCTCCTCCGCGTGGTTGTCGTTCTCGACAAACAGTGCAGCCTTCATCTTGGTGAAACGGCGCTCCGTAAAGGCGGTATCCGGGTCGACGAAGACCATGCACAGGTAACGCATCTGGGCCGTCGGCACACTCTCGGGGTCCAGCAGGTCGAGGACGGCGTCGTTGTCCTCCAGCAGGGTGGCATTGCCGTCGACCTTGCCGTTCTTCCACTTGGTGCGGAAGCGCTTGAGCTGCCAGGCGTTGATGTCGGTCTCTTCGATGTCGCGAGGCATCTCGATGCCCGGATCACCCAGGAGCAAACCAGCACTGAGCCAGGCTGCGGGCAGCGCAGTATCGACGTTGGCCGGAATGTGAGTCGCTGTAACGAAAGTCGTGGTCTTCGGCAAGATGTACAGGTCTCCGGTTTCCCATACATGGACCTTCTCGGGTGCGAGTGGCATGCCTGTCCCTCCTTAGGACGTAGTTGGCCGGACGAGAACCGGCATGGTGATTGACGCCAGGAAAGCGTCGGTATCTCCGTCCCGCGTGATGAGCGGGTCAGAGACGTCTTCGATGCGGGTGATTCCCGCCGGGCGATTGGCGATAAGACGGTCGACTGCCGCCTCAACAGAGCTGCGCGCTACATCGCGATCTCGAGCAAAGGCAGTCAGACGAACCGTCATGCGTCGCAGTGTCTTACCGAGCATCCATGGACCGGAATACACTGCGGCACCGCCGTCGTCAGCGATCAGGACCACGGGCGTGGAAGAGGGCTTGAAGTCGTCGTCGACCAGGAGCACGGCCTGCCAGCCGGGGTGAGCGGTACTCCAATGGTTGTTCAATGCGTCCACGATCACGTCTGAGACGTCGATGGTGGCCATCAGCGTCCCGGTGTGAGCCCTGAGGCGTTGGCAGCACGAGTTCCCGTGCCGTGCTTTGCCTGCTTGTCTGCGCGGACCACCACACCGGCTACGCGGCGGTCGGTGGTGTACTCGTCGATGTGCGCCGAGTCATCGTCGATGACGTTGGCCAGGATCTGCTCAGCACCAGCTCGGACAGCCGAGGCGCTGGCGTCAGACTTGAGGATCTTGGCGACCTGCTTGTAGTTGAGCTGGAAGCCAGCTTTAGCGCTCTTGGCCATCTCTCACGCTCCCTTGCCGGTCGTCAGACTTGCCAGAACCACCAGGCCGCCTCGGTTGGTTTGCGGTGACCGCCACTCCTGGACACGGACCTTGCACTGCTTGCCGCGCACCGTGATCAGGTCGTCGTCACTAATGGGCGAGCCCAGCTCGAGATAGACGGTGAACTCGACGGTGTCGGAGTCACCACCCTGACCGACGGCCAGCGTGGTGTTGCCGGGGGCGATGCCCAGCGTGGTAACGGAGACCGGGGAGCCACCCTGGATCCACTTACCCTTGCCGTCGTAGTGACCGCCGGGGGTCACCGTCACGGACTCCGCCATCAGGCGAGACTTTCGAGCTTATAGAGATCCAGGAGCATGCGCTCGGCCTCAGTGAACGCCGAGCCTGCGGCAGTGGCGCTGGCCGCGAAGCTAAAGGGGCCAACCGTCTCCCGCTCTCCGCCACCGACCGACTGAGAGGCACGGTCGATGTATGAAAGGACGGCGCTGTTCCAATCCGGCGCATCCAAGAACCCGTGGGTCATGTCCACCGTCACACCCGCGAGCGCACTGGTCCACAACAGTCCCACCCCGCCGCCGGTATAGCCGTACCGCTTTGTCAGGAGACCGCGCGGCGAGGCCTGCACATACCTCAGGTCAGCGTCAATGTTGTCTTCCAGCACGAAGATCACGTCGAGGAGGCGAAGGGTGGGTAAGACGAGTAGCGGTGAACCGGAGCCGTTGAGCGTCACGCTTGTCGTCTCGATCCCAGTCACATGCCAACCGCAGTAGCGGCGAGCCACCGCTAGAGCAGTCGCCAGCAGGCGAGCAGTTGCGGGATCATCAGAGGCGAGCCGTCCGTTCGTGTACGACTCAACCTCGAAAACGTCAGGCTCCGGCATTGTCCTTCTTGCCGTTGAACGACTTCGACACGGCATCAGCGCGCTTGCTGGCGCTCGTGCGCGCCTTGTTCGCGGGTGCCTGAGCCTTATTCGCGGGCTGCTTAGCCTTGGTCACCGGCTTGGTGAGACCCATTGCCTTGGCATCGTCATCCGACAGTTGAAGGGTGGTCTTATAGCCGTTGATCTCGACCTCGTACTCATGCACTGCGGGTCCCCTTTCAGGTGCCGAGGGAGGCCATTGCTGGCCTCCCTCGGTTCCGATAAGTGCCATTAGGCCAGTGCCGCCTTGACGAACGCAGACGGGCGGGTGACGCCGAACGCCAACCGCTCCTCGGCGAGAATCGCGACCAGGTTGCGGGTGAAGAAGTCCGCGTGCGAATCCGTCATGGTGATGGTGGTGGCCTCGTTGTCCCAAATGACTGCCTTGCGGAAGTCGCCCAGCAGCGCGGTACCAGCTGTCTGGCTCTCAGACTCAACAACCGGGATGCCCCACAGGGTGCGGGAACCGATGGTGTACGGACCGCCGAAGTAGTAGCGGTTCTCGCCGTCCTTCAGCAGGTCCAGCGTCTCGGCGTCAGCCGGGTTGAACACCCACGCCGTGGGGTCGACGCGGCCCACGTTGCGAGCCTTCGTGATGGCCTTACGAGTGGTCTCCAGGATGGTCGTGGAGAACGCCTGCGTCTGAACACCCGAGGTGTTGTTGATGCCGGTGATGTTCTCGCCGGTGCCGTTGCCGTTGAGGATCTGGCCCTCTTCGGCTTCCGCGACGTCGAGCGCCAGCTCGCCGTTGATCAGACCCTCCAGCTGCGCCACGTCAGCCAAGGCGCGCTTGGTGACCGACACCCACTCGGCGATGGTCTTGACGTTGGTCGTGACGACTTGGAACGCCCAGTCGCCTTCCGGCTTGTAGCCGCCACCGGCAGCGGGCACCAGCGCGCCAGCGGAACCTGGCGCGGTGGGTAGTGCAGAAGTGGTTGCTTCCGCCACGACAGCGGCAGCGTTGGTGTGGCTGGTCTGCTGCACAAACTCGACGGCGTCTGTGTTGGTGCGACGCACCGACACGAGGTCACGGATGGTGAGGGTCTTGCGCCCCAGCATCTCCACAATGTCGGTGCGCTCGTTCACGACGAACGCGCCACCGCTGGTGCTGGACAGGCCGGTGATCAGCGCCTTGACCGGGATGGGAGACGACCTGACATGCGCACCGTTGGGGACGCGGCCATTAAACGGCTCCATCATGGCCTTGAACTGCGGAGACTCGACCACCTGCAGGCCGAGGGACTTGACGCGCTGCCGAACGTCAGGCTGCGATTCGACGTCAGGGACGCCGATTTCGTCGGCCAGCGCCTTGGCTTCACCGAGCACGGCCAGATCGTGGCGGGCAGTCTTGACCTTGGCGGCGGCTTCCTGCGCCTTGGCCATGGCCTCCTGGTAGGACTTGACGTCCGCTTCAGGCCACTCGCTGTGGCTCAGATCGACGTGCTTCTCAGCGATAGCACGCGCGTCGTTGATGTGCTTCTGGCCTTCCGTCTGGAGGTCGGCCAGCTTGGTTGCCGTCATCATGAGATGTGGCTCCTAACTGTTGATTCTCGGAGTTAGACGCCCAGCTCGATTTCGAGGCTGAGCAGTTCCAGTGCCGAGGTATCGACGGACGGATTAGGGCTGGCCTCGGAGAAATCCGATGCCTCGGAATCCTTCTGAGACGGGCCGGTACCGCTGGCCTTGTCCTCGTCTGTAGGTGTGCCGTCGAGCGCGGCCAGGACGCGGCCGATGGCCTGGTGTGCGTCCCGCAGTTCCGTCTCGTTCTTGGCCGACAGCACGCGGCCAGCTTTGATGTCCCGAATGGCTCTCTCGGCCACGTTGGGAACTTGCTTCACAGCAAGGATTTCGGTCTCTTGATTGGCACCCACGGTGACAACGGAGACCTCGTACAGCTTGAGTTCGCGCAGCTCCCAAACGTCTTGACCGTCGTGGGTCGCAGGACCTGACTCGACCTCGTCGTACGCAAAGCTCATCTGGTTGATCCGGCGCCCCTTGAGTAGCCGGTAAACCTGCGCGGCCTTCGGGTTTTCAAGGTCAAGTTGACCGGTGACCAACAGGCCGACCGCGTCTTCCTCAGCCTTGACGATGTGGCCGATGTTGTAGTCAGGGTCACTCATGTTGTGCCCAAACAGAAGAGGGATCGGATTGCCCGACTTAGTCCACCGCGCGATGTCATTAGCGAACGCGCCGGGCATGACCACGTCGCCGTAGCTGTCCCGGTTGCCGAACACGCTGGCGTAGGCCGTGAATTGACCTTCATCGAGCCCGTCATCGGGACCGGCCTTGACCTTGATGGGTGCGCTCTTGGTAAGCATCAGACCTCCCGAACCGCGACCAGCCGATGTCACGGCTCGCCGTCGTCCTCGTCGTCGTCAGGGATAGGAGCCGGCTCAGGCTCTTCAGCGGGAATGGGTTCGTCATCGCCGTTCTGGGTGACGTTCAACGGGCGAACCAGCTCGTCTCCACCTGCAATCGGCGGCAAATTCTCTAGTGCCCGAGCCTCATTGACCGTCCGCCATGGAGCACCTGTGGACTTCTGAATCGCGTCCTGCCGCTGCTCGAAGTCGCCGCGTAGCTTCTCCTGCAGGTTGAACTCGACGTAGATGTCTTCGGAGTCCGGCAAGTCCGGTATGAGCTGTAGCGCTATCTCGTCTTGAATCATTGACAGCCACGGCCCGAGGGTGTCTGCGTAAAGACTCTTGTGCTGCTGCGTGATGTTGGAGAACGTGGCGTTGTCCAGCAGGCCCAGCATGGGTGGCGGGACGTAGTAGGCCGCAGCCACTTCCGCGCGCGTTAGCTTTCGACTCTCGACGTACTGCAGATCTCGCGGCGAGAACGACGCTTCCTTGAACTCCATGCCGTCTTCGAGAATCGGTGTGCCGCCGGCGGCAGGACCGTCTGCTGTGTACTGCGCCTGCCACTGTTGACGAAAACGCTCACGTGCCTCAGGCGACCAGGCCGAGCCGGTGCTTGGCCGCGTGATGTAGCCCGAGATGCGTGAGCCGTTGCGCATTACCTGCGCGCGAGAGGTAGACGAGTAATGGGCCTCTTCGAGAACCTCGCGCAGCGCCTCAATGGGGGGGACCCCGCCGACGTCTGACATGCCGCCGCAGTAGCCACGGAAGAACAGCAGTTCATCGGCGCCGAACTGCCGGGTGCCCTTTGAGCCCCGGAACTCGAAGTAGTCAGGCCAGAATCCCAAGTCCCCCTTGGGTGTCATGGCCGCCGGGTTAAGCCGGACGAGAGACAGGCCGTCTGGGGTTCTGACCTTCAGCCAGTAGGACTGGTCAAAGATGGCCAGGTCATGAACCAGAGCGTCGAGGAAGCGATATCGCGTGGTGCGTGAGTTGGGCTGCCGCAGGAGCATGGCCAGCGGGTGGTCTGTCAGCCGCTCACGGTCTGCGTGTCCCCTGCGCCGATAGACGGGAAGGCCGAGTTGGGCGATGTTGCGCGCTAGGAACGTGACGGTGGTACGCACGGCGTACTGCTTGCGCCAAATCTCTAGGTAATCCTGGCTGAATCCAGCGATGGCTAGCCGTGGTGTTACCGATGCATCAAGGCGGTTCAGCGACCGCAACGAGCCTTCAGAGACCACGAACGCCACGGATCACCGCCCTTCTGCAAGCACCTGGATGAAATCGACGTTGGCCGCGTCCACCACGACCTCTCCGTCTGCGCTCGCCGGGTGGGCGTCCGGTTCGTGAACGGTGGCGGCCTTGAGGATCAGGTAGTGGCCAGCGGTCTCAGTGAGGACGCCTTGGATTGCGTTGCCGCTGAGCAGGTTGACCATGACTGCGCGGTTGATCGCCGGATGTTTCTTGAACAATCAGGTGGTCCTAACGGTCAGACGACCATCAGGCCATCACTGTCTGGGTCGTCGTAGGCGGAGCGGAACTGCTGCTCACGCGCAGCTACAGCGCGGCTCAGCGCCATGACCAGGGCGACAACGGGGTCGATCTTGTCGGCCGCATTTCGCTTGCTGGGCTTGACGTTCCCTGCCGGGTCCATCTCGACGGCGAAGTTGTCAACGGTCCAGCGCAGCAGTGGATTAGCGCCGTGGCGGACGATTGGTGACGGGAGCCCCTTGTCATCGACACGTACAGCGCCTTGCAGAATCATCCGCTGCAAGTCCTTGGTGGGAGCACTCATGCTGGCGAACCCCTGCCCCATGGTCACCATGGGTGCGCCGTCGTTGATCAGGTCGTTGACTAGCTGCTGCGAATTCCAACGGTCATAGGCAATCTCGCGGACATTGAACTGATCTCGGTCCCGCTCGATCTGACTCTGGATGTAGTCGTAGTCCGTCACGTTGCCAGGCGTAGTGGTCAGCCACCCCTGCTTAATCCACGTCCGTGCGGCGCGCGCGGTGCGGTCGTCCAGCCTGGCCACGTTGTCTTCTGGAGTCCAGCAGCGAATCAGGATGTCGAACCCATCCTCAGCCGGGAAGACCCATGCCAGCGCTGTGAGATCAGACGTCGATCCCAAGTCAAGGCCGCCGTAGCATTCGAGGTCCCGAAGTCGCTCAGGAACAATGATGCTGGCGTTGCGGTCCCAAGCGTCCATGTCCAGGAACCTGAACTCCTGCTTCGTCCTCAGGCCCAGGTGAAGCCGCTGGAAGCTGGCCAGCTCGGCAGGGCTGTCCTTCGCCTTGCGCGCAGCGGTGGCCATAAAGCGCTTTGTCGGGCTCTTGCCATAGCCCGGGTTGGCCTTCTTCCACGTGGCCTCTGTGAACGGGTCGTCCGTCTTATCCGCGGCGAAGATGACGCCGTAAGTGGTGGGGTCCTTCAGGCTCCCGCTCGCCAGTTTCTCGATCCGGCTGCGCTTCTCGTCATAGGGCGTGTGACGCTTGCCTTGGTCTGCAGTCGTGATGAACAGGACGAGCGGCTGGACCCGAGAGCCCGTACCGGTCTCGATAGCCTCTATCAGGTCGTTGTGGTCATGCAGGTGAACCTCATCAATGACCGCGCCGTGAAGGTCCCGGCCATGCTGCGCGTCACCCACGTTGGCCACCGGCTCAAACACTGAGTTCGATGGCTTATGGATGATCTTGCCCTGGTAGGCACCGAAGTGTTTCCCGAGAGCAGGCGATCCGCGAACGACATCTTTCATGGGATCGAACGCGAACCGCGCCTGGTCACGGGTAGTGGCCGCGCAGATCACCTGTGCGCCGGGCTCTTTGTCGGCGCCCGTGAGGTAGATACCCGTACCGGAGGCCAGGGTGGTCTTGCCGTTCTTGCGCGGCAGCTCCACCCATGCAGTCGTGATGATGCGGGCGTACTGGCCGCTGTCCTTGCTCTTAGCGACCCACCCAAAGACGGGAGCCAAGTAGTAAGCGACCTGCCACACGTCAGGGTCAAACGGCTGGCCGGCGAATCGTCCCTTAGTGTGACGCAGCCTGCGAAAGGCCTTGACCACGTAGTCCACCCGCTCGGGGTCGAACACGGCCCCCGCCACGTTGCGCGGCTCGGGTGTCTTGATGAGAGGGACGCACGTAGGCGGCTTGTAGCCGCGAGACTCTAGGTAGAAGGCGACTTCTGGGCTGAGCTTCAGCTTGTCAAGATCAGCCTTGACCCATGCTGCAGAGCGCCGCTTAGCCGGTCCCGCTGAACGGGTCTTCGGCGTACTCATCGCTCTCAGCGGGTCGGCCGCTCTTGAGGTTCTGCTCAGACGCGGGAGTCAGACCAAACTCACGGCAGCTGTTGCGCAGCTGGACGGCGGCGGTCTCGACGATGGTCTGCGCGGGGTTCTTGTAGTGCTTCTGGCTCACCGGGTGTACCAACGTGGAGCCCTCCTTGCGGACGATGGCCAGGTGTTGCAACCACGTGGCGTAGGTCTCGCAGTGAAGAAGCAGACCCGCGTAGTCTCCCGGCTTCAACAGGTCCAGCGGCTCAAGCTCAGCCACCGCGCGATCCCACTCTTCACGTGCTGCCCTGGATAGCCAGGTCGGCGGCTCGGGAGCACCACGGTTGAACTTGGGTCCGGTGTTGACGGGACGGCCGGCGATGTCCTTGTCGATCCCGTTGCCCTTCAGTAGTTTCAAAGCTGCTGGCTGGCTCTGCGGTCCCCTACGCCCCATCATCTTCCTTCGCGGCCAACCGGCTCACGGCAACGGCCAGGGCGGCGTGGACGGTGGCGTATGGCCACGGCTCGGGCATGTTTACCGTGCTGAACAGGCCACCCAATGCGGCGGTCTCGCCATCTCGGTTGGCAATATCGCGGTAGGCGCCAATCATGCTGTCAAGAACCTCGCGCGCTTTGGCTTCGTACTGGTCGATGACGGCCACCAGAGCAGGGTTCAGGTCCACGGCGTCACCTCCCGGCGGTCATGATGGGTCCTCAGGCATGGATGCCAATTTTTTGGTCGGAAACCTGTGTGCGTATGAACAAGCGCACCCCGCCGGGCTTTCGGCTAGCAGAAGCCAGCGATGTTGACCCCCCTAGGCCTACCGGGGTGCGTGTAGGTACTGGTGGCCCGAGTCTGGCTGACGGGCTTCTCGTTGGTCCATGCTGTGTCTCCCCATTAGCCAGGAGCCCTGTTGGCTATCATGACCTGCACTAAGGGCAGGCATGGGGGGCGAATGACCGAGATCTCCGTCGACACGCAGATCGCAGTTCTCAAGATCACGTTGGCAGACCGTGTGAAAGGTGGGCACACCGTCGCGTCGCTGACCGAATACATGGCTGAGGTGAAGGCGCTGCTTGCTATAAGTGCCTACCTCGAGGTTCAGCGACACCCCGGGATGAAGCAACCTAAAGTGAGCGGAGTCAAGGGGGGCATGCAATCACCCGAACATCGCAACTGGATTCGCGCACGGGTGATCGCGGACCGGTTTGGGGTCCGCCGCTTCACCTACCACTCACCGGTTGACATCTGGCTCATCGCAGGAGCCGTGAGTGCGGGTTCAGGCGCGGTCACCGCCGCCAGCTTCGCCACCTACAAGGTTGGCCAGAGAGCGCTAAAGCTCTGGGACCAGTGGTGTGACACCCGCCGCAAGCACAGTCATGTTGCACTCAACGTTGAGTACGAGAACTTGCTCCGTGAGCAAATTGCGGTCGCAAGGGCCGCGCGGCGGCCTCCTGCGAGGCGACGCATGCCGGTCCGAGGCAACATCTCCGCCGCATTCGGCAGAGGCAAGGAAGCCGCGGCTGATGCGGTCATGGACGACCAGGTCACCGAGGCGATTACCAAGGTCATTCGACTGATGGGGCGTGCCGAGCGGATTGCGATCGAAGATGACGACTCGGATCGAGTGACATAACCACGGTCTTCTTGTTCCCGGCGGGTCAGCTCCCCGTGCATTAGGCAGCTCGGCCGGGTGGCCGAGCTGCTGCGTGTCGTCCGTCCGGCCGGATTCCGAGCACTAGGCGACAGGGTCGTCAGCTCGCGCCGGAAGTAGGTCAGCAGCCGTCACAACCGCCGCAGGGGCGAGTCGTCTATGGCGTCGGTGATCTGGTGGCCTACTTCGTCGGCGATGAGGTCAACGTGTTGGCGAAGTTCATCCCGCACGATCTCGCGAACCTTGCGCTCAATCCACGTCACCGTGGCCTGCGCTTTCCACGCAAGGCATCCTCTGACGTCTTGGCCGCATGGTGGATAGCGCAGAGACTCTGCCAGTTGGCCGGGTCCCAGCGAGAACCACCCTCAGCGAGTGGCTTGATGTGGTCGACGTCGTGAACCGGGCGCCGACATCCGGGGACCTCACAGACCGGATGGCTGCGCTTGTAGGCGTCACGCAGTCTGCGCCACTTGCTGTTTGACCCGGGGTGCGTAGAGCCCTCCCAGGCGGGCGTACAGGCGCAACGCTGGCCACTGGCAGCCGTACCGCCGCAGCGGCTACACACACGCGGTGGCGCGCTAGGCACGGGTCATCTCTGCGCGCTCGTCGAGGAGCCGGTCTAGCTGCGCGCTCCAGTATTCAGTCAACGTGTGGTCCCCCCGCCGTCGAGCGCTGGCCAGGGACGCACTGGCACCCTTGATGCGTTGGTCGAGATCTTCAAGCGCAGTCCGCGTCAAGGCGCTCCTTGGGATCTCACGAAGAAACCCCCGAGGCCTGTGCCAGGCGCAATCGGGGGTTTCAGCTAAGGGCTGAGTTGCCACATCAGGGAGACAAATTCTGAATCTAGACATAGCTCTGCCGTCTGTTTTCGAGTATCACGCAGGTCAGAGACGCCGTCAAGTAGACACGCACAGAGCGCATCTCGGCGTCGGCAAAGAGTGTGTCACCCCCGCGCGCGGTGGAAAGCGATGCACGGCAGACTGATTCGTTCTTAGGGGCTAACCGACCCCCTGGCCTAGCCCCTCGCTAGGGGCTAAGGGTTTAGTAAGTCAGTCAAGCCTTCGGCGAAGGGTTCAGTGAAGCCTTGGGGTAAGGGTTCCGATCCTTGATGACTATCGGACTGCTACGGGAGCCCTCGCGGAGTCCTCGCGAGAGTGCAGCGCCTACATGTAGGTGGGCCCACCTACATGTCGGTAGACCCCACTGTGAGATTCGATCCTTTAGTTACACACGCCGCGAGAACAGGCGGTCAAGAAACAGCTCCACGAGGATCTCAGAGCGGTTGGCCTCGGAGACCTGATTGCACCAGTCCTCCATGATGTGTTCTGCATGGTCTTCTCCCCACTCAAGACGGAGTAGGTGGCCCGTTTGCGCGGCCAGACTGGCCATGACCTGCGGTGCACGACCAGATTTAATGATCCTGTTCATGACCTCGATGACAATGTCATCCGCACGGTCTCCGATCACGCTGGGCAGCAACAGGGCCAACGCCATCATTCGATCCTCGTTGATGTCCTTCGCCTCTGCGAGCGCGCTATCGCCGAAGTACTTCATTCTGCTGCTCCCGGGGTTGTCCGGCTGGGCTGGTCCCCTGCCGCTGATCATGGCTTGAGTTTACTGCGCGCCAATGTCTTTCACTACCGACACGCGATGCGCATACGAAGCGCAGGAAGCTTCTCGGTACACGGTTCTTCCGCGAGAGCCGGTAGCCGACACAAGGGGTACTGACTTCAGCCTCCTCAGTCCCACCACCCATATAAACCCGCCGGGGTGTATATGGGTGGTTCTCGATGGGCGCGAGGCTGTAGATGGCCGCGCGACGGTTGGCCGCACTGCCGCCCCGACCCGGTGACGCCTGGACCAGGTACCCCTTCGCGGTCAGAGACGCCAGCGCCTCCTTCGCCTTCCACTCCGAGATGCCTGCTGCATCTGCGACGGCGCGTCGTGGGCACGTGACGGTCATGAAGCGCCGCCGTTCGGTCTCTGCCGCCACGTAGCGCAGTACGGCGGTCTCAGCATCCGTGAGGTCGTCAACACCCTCGTCGAGCCGATCAGACCACTCGTAGGACCGCTCTACCGCTTCTGCGCAGAAGTTCTCAGCGTCTCGGTCGCCAAGGCCGGCGAGGTTCTCGGCTGCGCGGCTCCACGCGTTGGCCAGCTGCTTGGCCGTATGAGCGTCACTGCGGCTGCGTGCGCGCAGCTGGACCCAAAGTCCGTTCCGGTGTTGCTTGCCGCTCCGGTACTCATCCTTCGCCACCTCTCCCGAGAACTCAGTCCACGACCACCCGCGCAGCTGCGCGCTCATCGCAATGCTGACCAGCTTGCGCCACACCGGCGTTCCGTTGCCCACCTGGTCGGCGGGTAGTCCGAAGAGCAGTACATCGATCATGTGGGTCGGCAGCGCGCGGTTCGCCTGCGTGTCGACATCCCCTGGCCCTGAGGAGTCATATACTTGGTCTTGACTCTGTCGGGTCCCTAGAACGCCGCCTCCCCCCGAGAGGCGGCGTTCTTCTTGGTCCAGGCTCTTTGGCATTGGGGCTTTCATCCCTGGTCTCGCTCTCTGTCGCGAAAGACCAAGGGCGCCGGGGGTAACCGGTGGCCGATGATCTTCCCGCTACTGGGCGAGCTGCTGATCTCTGTCGGGAGGTCTTTCGATGTTGAGTTGTACGAGCTAAAACTAGCTGTCACCTGAGGGTGATTGCGTCGAACACGCCGAGAACCTCTTTGCGCTCAGTAATGTTGCAGCGCAATGCATTACCACCGCGCGCGGTGGTTTGATGACCTTTACAGAGGTCCCATACCGCCGTACCCTCATAGCTACAAACGAAGATTGGGCGCCCAGTACGCGAGAAGTGCGGGGATTTAGATGCCAGGCAAAAGACTTGGTACGGATCACCCCGCCGGAGTAGCCACGGCGAACCGCCACCGCTGCTCCGAAAGGTCCACTCGTGGCGAGTGTCCACGCTACCGATCCGCCTGCTACCCCACGCCAGTGTGAACGAGCACTACAGGTCGTTCTCGAGAACTCGATATCTGTAACCGAAGCCGCCGCGCGGTCAGGCATTAACTACTCGACGTACAGCCAGCGAGTACGTGAGGGTCAGATCCCCAGCTTCAAGGTGGGTCGAGACCCCCGCGTATGGCTCCACGACGTCACCCCTGCGGGGGTTGGCCGATGAGCGAGATCTGGAAGCCAGTACCTAGCCACAGCGGCTATGAGGCCTCTTCATACGGTCGCATTCGTTCAGTTGAGCGTTGGGTGACTGACTCGATTGGCCGGAAGCGCTTGTACCCAAGCGTCATTCTCAAGCAGTCACAAAGCAGCTCGCAGGATCGCCATCTCGTGGTGAACTTCGGCGCCGGGGATCGCCGACTTGTACACCGAATGGTCCTAGAGGCCTTTCACGGCCCCTGCCCACCCGGAATGGTGGCCGCACACTGGGATGACGACCCGCGTAACAATGCGATCGGTAATCTGCGCTGGGCTACACCCTCTGAGAACGCCTATGACGCCGTTCGTAACGGTAGTCACCACTTTGCCAATAAGACCCACTGTCCTCAAGGACATCCCTATGACGCGGCCAACACCCGCGTCTACCGTGGCCGTCGATACTGCAAGTCTTGCCAGAATGAGCGTCACCGCAGTCGTAGGCGGCGAGCACGCTGTGCGGCGGTGGCCGCATGAGTACCCGATGCCAGAAGTGTAAGGCGGAACTCGATAGCGCCTACCTCTGCGACCGGTGCACTGGCAACCTGCGGCAGATGCTCGGTGAAGTCGGTTGGTTGTCGGAGCAACTGACCGTGACGCGGACGAGGCAGGACAAACTCAACGGAACTAACGGCATTAGGGGGTCTGAGCGGCCTGCGGGATTCCACGAGAACGCCATGAAACTCGCTGTGGAACTCGATAGCCTGCTGGGTGATTGGGTGGTAACGCTCCGCGATGACCACGGGCTGCGATTCATGCCCGCTATGGCCGCTGGCGCAGACTTCATCGGTCCACTGCCAAAGAATTGGCGACGGCTGCCACGTGGCTACCGCAGTGATGCGAAGCAATGCGCCGTCTGGCTCAGCCATCACGCAGGCGTGATCGCGTGTCGCCGAGACGCAGGTGAGTTTTATAGGGGTGTCTCACGGCTCATAGGAGACCCGGACATCCCGAGTGATCCCGGCAAGATTGTTAACGCCATCCACCGCCGGCGAACCGTGTTTGTTGGCCCGTGTGACGGGATCAGGTCACGCCATGGCCAGCCGGTTGAGTGCGGAGCGATTCTCTACGCAGACCTAGACGAGAGCTTCGTCTTTTGCGCGCGCTGCACGACCGTCGTCGATGTCCACAAACACCGAGAGAAGCTCAAGAAGTCACGAGACGCCCTGCCGGAGAGGCTCATTAAGCAGGTCCTTGAGGAGTCTGGCGAGAAAGTCCCTCAGCATCGACTCCGCGGGTGGATCACCAGCGGACGCCTCACCAGGCTCGGTTACCTGTCTGACGGCCAAGTGGTGTCCAAGCGGCGCCGGATGACTGAGCCGGCGGTCTATTCGCTCCACCAAGCCCAACTGCTCCAGCAGCAATTACTGAAACAGGAGACCGAGGATGCCCAACCTCACAACGAATCAGTCGCATGAGCTCGACACGCTCTGGAGCGAGACCGTCATTGTGGCGTGTCCCCGATGTCGGGTCCCGGTCGGGCAGCGATGCCGGAACCCCCTCACGCAGCGAGTGCACACGGTCCCCTGTGTCGAGCGTTTGGTTGAAGTTGCGTGGCTGTAGCCAGCGTCCACGAAGTCCGCTGACCAATGTCGACTGCCGTATTGATCTGACTCCGCGCCACTCTTGTGAGAGGGGGTCATGCGGCGCTGACACAGTGGCCGTCCCTCGGTGAGGCCGTAAACCACGAGCTGGCCATCCGCCAATCAGGCTGCGGCCCAGGGTGTGTGAAGTCTCATATGGTCGCATGGCGGGATGAGGCGAGACAGCGCTACCGCGTTCGATCACTGTCGTCGCCAGATCTGCAGCCCGAGAGCCACACCATCGAGATTTCTCACCGACGGCAAGACCAATCCAGCAATCCGCCAGTTCAAGTGAGCAAGCAGGCGCAGGGTACGGCAGATTCCCGAAGGTGTCGGGATCAGAGGCACATGCGCGACCAACTAATTCGACATCTGTACGAATCAGGTAAGACGCAGGCCGAGATCGCTGAGCAGGTTGGCTTAAGCAGGCAGGGGGTAAAACGAGTCATCGCAACGTTTCATGAACTTGACCGTGATCTCGTCGCCTTGCGTAAACAACAGCGCCGCGAGGAGCAGCGTCAGCAAGCGGACTCAAAACGTCACGACCAGATCGAGGCGCAGGCGAAGCGAGTTGCCGTCGTGATGCAGCGCGGCCTGGATCGCGACGCCCTAATTCGTGAGCTGCGTTCAGCAGGAGTACCGCAAGCGAAGATCGGATCGCTCGTGGGGTTGTCGAGGTCTGGCGTCGCTCATGTTCTCCAAGGGCCAGTATCTCGACGCCGCTTGCCGCCAGACCAACGACGCGAACGCAACGATCGGATCAAGAATCTGCGCACTGAAGGAATGACCATTGGTGACATCGGCAAGCAGGTCAACATGACCGCCGCCTCGGTGCACCGCATCTGCAAGGCAATGAATGTGCAGCCTCTCGTCAAGCGACCAAGGCGTCGAGCTCGGCTGACCCATTGCCGACGTGGCCATCCGCTGTCCGGTGAGAACCTTTCAATTGCCCCAAATGGACTGCGCATCTGTCGAACTTGTCGCCGCCGCCGAGAGCGCAACCGCACCGCGCGCAACCACAGATGGCTCATCCGACGATCCGTCGACCGCAAGTGGACTGTGGCTGCGCCACAGCGCAACGGTTCGCGCCAAACGACGGTCTTTAAGACTTTCGATCAGGCGCGTTGCTATGTAGCAGCGAAGCTGACTACCCGCGCCGACGGCGGCTCCTAGCAGACCTGAGTGCCAGCCGGGTGAAGTAGGCCTTGCGCGCCGCTTCTCCGCGCTGGTACCGCGCCTTATCGGGCAGTTCATGTTTGGGGTCAAGCTTGTCTGCGTGCCACTGCCAGTCTGCGGGTGATGAGCGCCGGACCTTGGCCATGCGCGCCGACCGGTCATCAGTGTTGGCCCAAGATGTCAGACCGCCAAGGGAGCCGCGCAGCGCGCGCTCGCTGCTCGTGAGGCCGGTCTGGGTGTAGAGGGGGTCTTGCTCGTGGGTGGCCACGGTGCACCTTTCGTAGGTGCGCTGTGTCGCGGCCAGTCGCTTGCCCGGTACTTTCCGAGCCCGTGGGGGGTATGGGGTAGGCCGCAGCGTCAGAGGCCACTACAGCCGATGTACTTAAATGTTGCCGAGGTTGAGCGCCTGCGCTTCAGCGATGGCGCGTTGGTTGGCGGTGGCAGCTGTGTAGCGTCGCAGCATCGTCGGGCTGCGCCAGCCGAACTGAACCATTGCGCCCTCCTCGCTGCCGCCGCGCGCACGCCACCGAGTCGCTGCGGTGTTGCGCAACAGGTGCAGATGAAAGTCGTTGATGCCCGCCATCTCAGCGCGCCGCATAATCGCGCCGCGCAGACCGGCGTAGGCGAACGTTGGTCGGTTGCTATCACTTAGCAGGAGCGTTGGTAGATCAGCGCGGCGGTGACGGCGGCGCGCCCGCAGGTAGCGGCTCACATGGTCGGCAGTCTGGTCACCAAAGGCACTAACCCGACCCCGCTTCGTCTTGGTCAACGGGATAGTCAGCTCATGGCGGTCGAGATCAATATCGGCCACCGTCACCCGCAGCAGCTCTCCACAACGCATCCCGCATTCAGCCAACAGCCTGATGGCTGCGTTGTCCCGTAGGTCTCGAAAATCTTTACCCCGGCAGGCGTCAACGAGCGCTTTGAGCTGTTGGTCGGTGAGGCCGTGAACAATCTTCTCGGGTACGGAGACGCCTCGCATACCCAGCAGCGGGTTCTCGTCAATCTCACCCTCGCGGACCAGCCAGTTGGCGAATTGCTTCAGCGCCACGAACCGGAGCTGAGCTGTGCTTTCAGCGCAAGTTGCCAACCGGTCTTCGATGAACAAGCGCACGAGCTGGCGGTCGAGCACGGGGTCGTAACCGTTCTGTTCGGCGAATCGGATGAACAGGCGCGCCGCGATCGTGTATTGCTCAACTGTCTGGGGAGACTTGTTCTCGGCGCGCAACGACCGCCGCCAATCCGGCAGCAGCAGAGGGAGAGGTAAGGGGTCCTGGTGGCTAACTTTTTGCATACCTCGTTACGTTAACTTCGGCGCGCTGTACTTGCCAACGGGAGTTCGCTGTAGGCGTAAAACCGCTGGCAGGGGGCTATACCACCGCTTGCGGTGATGTAGCTTCCACCTTACGTAATAGTTCATTTCGTTCAGGGAGGGTGCGTACACGATGCGATCGCTCCGCGCCGCGTGGCCGCGGTCCCTGGCCGGCCAGGCGATCGCCCTGCAGGTGCTGGTGATCGCGCTGATCGTGGCGGTGGGCAGCATCCTGGCGCTGATCGACGCCCGTCAGGACGGTGATGCAGCGGCTCGCGATCAGGTGCTCGGCATCGCCACCTCGCTGGCCGACGCCCCCTCGACGGCGTCGGCCATCGAATCGGGCCGCGCCACCGAGGTGCTGCAACCGATGACGGAGCTGGTGCGCACCCACACCGACATCGCATTCATCACGATCATGGCCCCTGACCGCACCCGGTTCACCCACACGGATCCGTCTCAGATCGGCGGCAAGTACCTGGGCACCATCGAACCCGCGCTGCAGGGTGAGACGTTCAGCGAGACGTACACCGGCACGTTGGGTCCGTCGATCCGCGCGGTCGCGCCGGTGCGCGACGGGTCGGGCCGCATCGTCGGCCTGGTTGCCGCCGGCATCTTGCAGAAGAGCCTGGCGGAACGGTGGCGATCTCAGTGGCCAGTGATCGCGGCGGTGGGCGTGGGGGCGCTCGCGGTGTCACTCGTCGGCGTCTGGGGTATTCGCCGCCGGCTGCTGCGCCAGACCCGTGGCCTGCGGCCTGAGGAGCTGCGGGTGATGTACGACCACCACGACGCGATCCTGCATTCGGTGTCCGAGGGTCTCATCGTGCTCGACCGCGACGGCGTGGCGCTGGTCAATGACGAGGCGAGGCGGCTGTTGTCCTTGCCGGAGGGCTCGGTGAACCGAACGGATCTGCCGGAGTTCCTGCAGTCGTTCGCGCCGGGTGCCCGGGACGAGGTCCATGTCACCGACGATCGCGTGCTGGTGGTGAACCGCTCCCCCGTGGCTTCGGCCGAGCGCTCGTCGGAGGTGGTGACGATCCGTGACCGCACCGAATTGCAGGGTGCGCTGGGCGAGTTGAACTCCCTGAAGGTGCTGACGGATTCGCTGCGCGCGCAGGCGCACGAGGCTGCCAACACGTTGCACACCATCGTCACGATGGTCGAGATGGGTCGGTCCGACGAGGCGGTCCGATTCGCGACCGCCGAGTTGGAGTTGTCGCAGCACCTCGTCGATCGTCTGTCGGGCGCGGTGGGGGAACCGGCGCTGGTGGCGCTGCTCCTCGGCAAGACCGCCCAGGCCGATGAGCGGGGAATCGAGCTGACGATCACCGAGGACACGTATCTGCCTGCCGGGGACGGGCATCTGCTCAGTGGTTCGGAGATGGTCACGGTGCTGGGCAACCTGATCGACAACGCGATGGATGCCTGCGACAAATCCGATCCGTGGGTCGAGGTCACGGTCAATCAGAGCGATGACCGGCTGCTGATCCGGGTGGCCGACAGCGGAGAAGGTATGGACACCAACACCTTTGACAAGGCGATGCGGCGGGGATACTCGACCAAGACGGGCAGCGACGCCGAGCAGCACGGCCTCGGGCTGGCGCTGGTGGCTCAGGTCGTGCAGAAGCACGGCGGATCGTTGCGCGCCGACGTGACGTACGGGTCGGTGGTCACGGTGGAGGTGAACGCGCTGTGA